TAAAGCCTGGGACGCAGTATTCGGTCCACCCAAGTTCAGTCGTATGTAACATATTCTTACTATACTCACTTTATAGAAAGAGTGCAACTCTTTTTATCATTTAAATCCACTAAATTTTTCTTTATCGAATTGCTTGCCTGAAGGCGTCTTATCATAGACAGGACTATCATCTACAATATCATCTTGAGCTGATTGCTCTGCATCATACAAACGCATCCTTGGTCTATCAACTCCTACAACGAAGCGCTTATACATCTCAGGATCACTGTAACGATTCTTCAGCTGCTTAACCATAATCTGATTCAGAGCCTTAAGCTCATCAGTAGCGATCAGCGCAACCATGAAGTCAGCAGTAGCCGGTAGACCGAACGATTCAGAAGTATCAGTCAGTCCCACATCAGATGAATCGTAACCAGAGCGTGTAGTCTGTGTAGCAGAGATAACAGGTACGTTAAACTCTACAGCCAGACCACGAAGCTCTTCAGCAATAGCCTTGATGTAGGTATACGAGTTGACATTTGCACCCTGCTTTAGACGTGACGACATACAGATATTGAGATAGTCAATAAAGATTACATCAGGTGTAAAGTTCTTCTTGATCTTCAGCTCATTGAGCAGATGTCGGAAGTTAGCTGCACCTGCGGTTGAGGTAGGATACTCCTTGACGATAAGACGACCAACAGTCTTCTCTTTCAGACGCGCCATCTTCTTATCGTACGAATCCTTTGGCAGTACGCTCAACTCATCGAGAGGTACATTGAGAAGATTCGCGTCAATACGTTCAGCGATCTTCTCTTCTGCCATTTCCATCGTAATGTACAGAACATTCTTACCAGCAGCCGTATACGATGCAGCAAAGTGACACATCGCCAGCGTCTTACCAACGCCAGTACCTGCTAGTAGAATGTTAAGAGTCTTACGAGGGAGACCACCGCGGGTGATCTTATTCAGATAGTCAATATCGAATGGAAGACGTTCTTCCTTACGATGATAGAACTCAAAGCGTGATTCAGCATCTTCGATGAAGTCGTGACCGATAGAAGTATCAAATGATACAGCCAATGCATCAGATAGAAGCTGAGGAATAGACCCCTTAGACAGCTTACCAGACTTATCATCCATTACCTGAATAGAGGCCATGATAGCATTATAGATAGCTTTATCTTGACAGAACTTCTCGGTCTGGTCAACCAGCCAATCCACATTGGATAGATGCTCAGATTGATCGGGAATCTCTTCGACAATTTCTTTACACTCTTTGAACTGATCTTCAGAGATATTATCTCGATTATTCAGATCAACAAGCATCGCCTCCTTAGTAGGGAAGGCATTATATTCCATCACATAAGCGTTGATTAGCTCGAAAACAACTTTATCGTTACGGTTATGAAAATATTCCGGCTTAAGAAATGGAATCGTTTTGCGAGCGTAAGTTTCATTGTTTAAGAGATTGTTGAATATTGCTCGCTCTAGATTCATTCATCACCTTCGATCGCTGCAAGTACTTCTGAAACATCATCTTCTTCCTTGATGATTGCTCCATGAGATACAGTATAAAGCTTTTCTACTGCAGCCTGGAATGTCTTTGAAGTAAGAATCGGCATCCAGAAGTCCTTGGACTGCGTTGCATCATAGCGATGCTTCTTATCTTCGATCTCGCCTGTCTCCATATCGACGCGTGAGTACCAGCCGTTAGAAGGCTTAATAACATGACCGGTAATCATAGCAATATCCAGCAGACCAGACCACTTACTGATACCACCTTCGTATGTGACTTCGATAGGAATCTTCGACTTCTCTTTAACGTAACGAGACTTCTCGACGTTGATGATGAAGTTATAGCCTACAGTTTCCTTACCGTCCTTCTCTTGCTGACGACCCAGGATAAAGATATTATCTGCAGAGTAGTACGAACCTGTACCACCGCCGACGACATCCTTCGAGTACAGCTCGAGAGTCTTATACGTATGGTTAACAACAACCATCGGAATATCTTTGAGGGTAAGGTGGGGCGTTACCATGCGGAAGAACGACTTGAGCTGCTTAGCACGCGACATATCTGCGACAGACTTACCGTCGAGAGTATCTTCTACTTCCTTCTTAGAAGCCAGGTTACCAATCGAATCGATGATAACAATCAGACGCTCACCACGCTCCAATGCATTGAGCTGTTGCATAGCATCAAACTTCAGCTGCTCAACGTCAGTGATAGGAGTATGGATAACACGAGTCATATCGATACCGAACGACTCAAAATACGATTGAGGAGTACCGAACTCAGAGTCATAAAACAGCATTACAGCTTCTGGATACTTGTCCAAATACGAACGAGCCATCATAAGGCTAAACGCAGTCTTAAAGTGCTTCGAAGGACCAGCCCACATAGTCAGACCAGGAGTAAGACCTCCATCAAGTCGACCCGATAGGGCAATGTTAAGTGCTGGGATTGGAGTGGGAATCATATCCTTCTTATTGAAGAACTTAGACTCAGAAAGGATAGCAGTATCCTTGATTGTAGAATTCTTTTTAATCTTATCTAGTAGTGACATAGAATCTCCTTTGTATGGGTAGCTGCACGATTAGGCCAACGAATCATTTCGTTCTTATCAGCGTCCTTAGCAAGGTTATTTAGCAACGGAAGTATAGATTTGTACATCGCTTCTGCTTTATTTTGTGCTGCTTGTACTTCATCGGCATCTACAAACTCTGTATCTGAGTGTGTAGTAAAACCGAAGTCAAAATCTTCGTCTAGTTCAAATTCCGCCATTGTAGTTCCTTAATTAAAAAAGTCTTCGAGAGTAGCTCTATGCTCAATCTCCCAGCCGATAGCACCTGTAATAGTCTTAATCGGCTCCAGGAATGCCTTATCGAACTGCATGTTACGGTCAATGTACATGTCCATGCCAAACTCCTTAGGTAGTTCAGATGGGCAAGCAATCACAGACGTATGCAGAGGGTTAGGGGTTATGCAATAGGCATACTTGATCTTCTGACCAGAGTTAATCGCTTCGTACTTCCTATCAAGATTAAGCTTCTTCAAGTGAAAGTTATAGACCAAAGACCCCTTGACGTTAATCGGCGTTCCCTTCTGGAAGATCGAGCTACGATCAGCATACTTATCTAGATCCTTGACTGAACGAGGCGAAGCAACCTGCTCGAATGACATCGTACTGAACTCGTCACGGAACTGCTGAATGTAGCGCTGCAGATCAAGCTCAGTCTCATTCATAATAACCTCAAGAGCCTGCTTAATCGCATCACGACAGACCTGAGGAGTCGAAGTACGAATGGCCTCGATGCCCATCATCTTAAGCTTAGGCTTAGCGTACTGCACACCTTCCTGGTTAGCCACGTTCAAGATATAACGCTTCTTAGCAGTCCAGATACCCTTATCAGCGATACACTCTCGCTTCATCTTCATCTTCTGGTCATATCCATTAACGATGTTGCAGAGCTCCTGATAGCACTTATCGATGTAAGGCTCAAGCACCTTAACACAGACCTTATCCAGGTAAGCTACTTCTTCGTCCTTGGTCATGACCTTACCAGCCAGTTCCATAAACTTATCAGCTTTGATATAGACAGAGTCAGTATCGCATGCAATCACATAGTCAACATCTTCAGTCTTAAACGTCTTATTGAGATACTTATTGAGCTTACCTTCAATCCAACGAGTAGTCAGCTGACCCGAAGCAGTAATCGCCTCAGCAAACTCCTTACGGTACCAACGGAAGAACTTATTACCAAGCGCACCATAAGCAGAGTTCAACTGAATCTTCTTAGCCATCTGAAGGTTATTAAACTTCGAGATGTCCTTAGTCAGTTGGATCTTCTCCTCGTCAGATGCAACCTCGTATGCTCTCTTTGCATCAAGCATCTTATTCTTATAGATGACACGCTCGTCATAGAACTTCTGCATCAACGTAGGTAGGAAGCCCATCTTATCTCGGTCAAAGGTAGTAAAGTTAGCAGCTACAGTCACGTTACGCTCAACAATATCATCTTGATGATGGGTCAAGTATCCATCCAGAATTTTACTTACACGAGCTTCTGCTTCTTCCTTAACGGTACATTCATCGTTACCTGGCAACCAGCCAGCATACGTCTCCGGAGAGATATTATACTGCATAATAATATGAGGGTACAGAGAGTTCAAGTCGAGAGACACAACCCACTTATGCATACCGACCTGAGGGTCCTTAACGTAACCACCTAGGATACCACGATCCGACTCAGGTACAGAGATCTGAGGTATAACGATGTTACGTTCAAGCAGATAGTGATGGATAATAATATCCCAGGCGCGCACAGTAGTAAACGAGTCCTGGAAGTTAACCTTAGCACCGTAAGCCATAGCGTAGATAAGCTCAATCAACTTCAGCTTATCGTCTAGATTATCAACAAGCTCAACGTCTCGAATATTGTACTCTACGTACTTTTGCCAGTTACCGGTCTGCAGTCCAGCCAGTGAACCATACTCACCATAGTCCAACTTACGCTCGCCAAGCTCAACGAAAGCAATATGATCAAGCGAGTATGACTCTTGAATCGAGTAACCGAACTTCTTATAGAGCTGCATATAGTCAAGCACGGTAACACCTACCGGTTCCCAGACCTGATTAGTCTCTCCCTCACGCCCACCTAGACGTTGCACCTGTCGTTCATTCAGGAAGTTCCATGGAGAGAGCTTACGAGCCTGAGACATACCCAGTACACGAATAATACGGTTAACGATGTAAGGAATATCGAAGAACTCAACGTTCCAGCCAGTCACAATGTCAGGTGAGTATTCAACCGAGTTCCAGATCTCGATGAACGATTGCAGCAGCGCATACTCATCCTTACACTTATAGTAAGTTACGTCAGGGTTAGTATTAACAAACTCACCGCAACCAAAGACAGCTTTCTTACCCTTACGTGAAATCGTAATCAGAGTAATCTCATTCGCAGCAGCCTGAATATCGGGGAAGCCTTTCTCGTTAGAGATGTCGACCTCGATATCGATCGAGCAAACAGAAATAAGCGACGGGTCATACTCGACCTCGCCGCGGTAATAATCATAAATAAAGGTATAAACAAAATTGTTTAGACCGTATACGGTAGTACCGTGTACATCTTTGTACTGACCCAGGAAGTCTCGCGCTTCTCTGATTGAATCGAAATCTACCCGACCCACACCTTTACCTTCCAGAGTCTTATACTTAGTCTCTTTAGGGGTGGGAACGAATAGATATGGCTTGTAGGGAATTTGCTCTTGAATACGCTTCCCGTCTTCGTAACCACGAAGTAGGATATCGTTCTTAGAGAGGGCAACGTAAGTGTAAAATTTAGACATCATGACTCCGTAGTAATAAACATTGTTATATACTAACAAGCTTCAA